GCTGCGTCTGCGGATGAGGACACTTCGATGAAGCAGGCAGAGATCATTGAGCGCCGCAAGGCCATCGAGACCGAGGTCGAGGGCATCCTTGCCAACGACCAGATCAGCGTCGAGCAGGAGGCGCGCGCCACCCAGCTCATGGACGAGCTGAACGATCTGAACCAGAAGCGCTCCGCCGCCGAGCTGCGCGAGCGGTTCGCCGGCCACGCCCTGGCGACCAAGGCCAAGACCGAGGTCCGCGAGCGCGAGGACGAGCAGCGCAGCCGCCCCGAGTACCGGGATGCGTTCTACGGCTGGCTCAAGGGCGGCAAGGTCGCCGAGTTCCGCGAGCTGATCAGCACCGCGAGCTCGAGCATCCTGATCCCGAAGCAGGTCGAGGAGACCATCTACAAGTACCTCCAGGCGAACAGCATCACGCGCAACGTCTGCGACTACCGCACGGTCGCCCGCGGCGACGCGACGCTCCGCTACAACACGCTCGAGCCCTCGAGCTACACCAACGCCTGGAGCCCGCCGGACACCGGCAGCACCGCGGCGACGGACATCGACCCGGCGTTTGCCGAGGTGTCGCTGAAGCCCCTGCCAATCCTGCCCAAGACGCAGGTGTCGGAGCAGCTGATCTACAGCGCCAACTTCGACATCGAGGCCGAGGTCGTGGACAACCTCATGCGGCAGTTTGCCCGCATGACTGAGGGCGGATACATGGCTGGCGTGACCAACGGCCCGAGCAACGCGCTCTTTACCGTCCAGGCGTCGGCCACGCAGATCACCACCGCGACCAGCAGCGGCACCACCCGCGCCCTGGCTGTGACCGCTGCGGCGACCGTGGCAAACCTGATGGACATGCGCTACACGCAGCTGCCCACGGCGTACTGGGGTTCGTCGGCGTGGATCATGCCGAAGGACATGTACGCGAAGGTCGCAGACCTCCGCGCCGCGAGCGGCAGCAACGTGCCGGTGTTCGTCCCGAGCTCCGACGCGGGCATCACGCAGGGCGCTAGCGGCTTCCTGCTGGGCCTCCCGGTCTACGTGACGGACTACCTGCCGACCCACGTGAGCACGGGCACCACCGGCAAGAACGTCCTGGCGCTGCTCGGCAACTTCTCGGAGGCCTACGCCATCCGCGAGTGGGGCGGCATGTCCATGCGCCGAGACGATCTGACCTCCGCGAACAGCGCCCGCATCGTGTTCCGCGGGTTCGGCTGGGGCAACGCCGCCTTCACCCGCGGCAAGGCCATGGTCCAGCTCCAGGTCACCAACGCCTGATAGGTCATCTCCCCCCAGAGGCTGGGGGTGCCCCGTTCGCGGGGCACCCCCATGCTGAGGAGACCCGATGCCGATTGACCTGCCAAAGCTCAGGGCATGGGCCCGCAAGCCGCATCAGTACGACGATGCGGCTCTTGCCATGTCCTGGGACGCGGCCGTCGCGGAGCTCGAGGCCCGCACCGGCTGGGTGCTCGACGTGAACACCCGGACGCAGTACGTGCCCGACTCCCCCGACAACGACGAGGCGCTGGTGCTCCTGGCGCGCCAGCCGTGCTCGGCCGTGTCGGCGACCGACTCGAGCTCGGTGGTGCAGAGCCTCAAGCTCGTCACCATCAACGGGCTGAAGTACGTGATGATGGACACCAACACGGCCGACGCGGCCGTGACGCTGACCTACCCCATCACGATCACGCTCACCTGCGGCAGCGCGACGCTCGACCCGCTGCTCGAGATGGCCCTGATGCAGCGGGCCGTCGAGATCGAGGCCAGCCGCGGCGACGACACCGTGGCGCTGCCAGGCGCCTACTGGGATCGCATCTGCAAAATGTACGGCAAGGGGATCGGCTGATGGCCGGGCACGTCCCGGCCGGGATGCTTCGCGTCCCCATGACGATCCAGAACCCGACCAGGGCGGTGGATGCGTTCGGCCAGCCGACCGAGGCGTGGCTCAGCGTCGGCGTAGTGCATTGCCACGTCGAGGTCGCCGGGACGCAGGAGGTGATGGATGACCGCGGCGTGTCGGTTCGCACCGATTGGCGAATGCTGGCGTCCTGGCACCCCGATCTGAGCGCCCGCAGCCGGCTGGTCTGGAACGACCACGGCACCGACCGCACCTTCAATGTCCGCGCCTGCTGGGATCGTGACCAGCGCCGGCGGCGCATGGAGCTCGAGGCCACGGAGGTGGTGCCGTGAGCGCCGTCCGCATGCGCGTGGACGATGCAAGGCTCCGCAAGGTGCTGGCCGAGCTGTCGCCCAAGATGAACGAGCGTGTCCGCAAGACGGGCGCCCGGCGCGCCTTTGCGCCATACCTCAAGACGCTCAAGAACCTCTGGCGCTCGGCGTCGTTCCGCGGGCGCCCGCTGCACCGTCGGGCCATTGCCAGCGCCACGAAGGTGGACATCCGCCGCAAGGGCAGCACCGCGGACGCGGCGCTCCAGATGCGGATGGGCGTCCAGTACGGCCGCAAGGGCGGGGCAGCCGCCAAAGGCCGCCAGCGCGTCTGGCACCTGCTCGAGAACGGCTTCCGCCACCGCAGCGGCACCGTGGTGGCCGGCCGGCGCATCAGCACACGGTTTGCCACGACCAACATCCAGAAGCTCGGCGAGTCCATCGCCACCGAAACCCTAGCCGCGGCGAAGTCCGTGCTGAGGCTCTGAGCCATGTCGTTCACGAACGCCATGAAAAGCTTGTTCTCAGCGCTCGACACGGGCAACTACCCGATGTTCGTCGGGCTGCGCCAGGCGACGCAGGCGACCCCTTGCATCGTGTTCGAGGTGACGAACGCCGAGCTGATGACAATGCACCGGTTCGACGCCACGCCCGCCAACCGCAAGGAACTCTGGCAGGTCACGGTCGAGATTGCCTGCATCGCCGACACCGTGGACGCGGTGAGCGCCATGGTCGATGACCAGTTTCTGAATCTGACAACCAATCCCCCTTTGGTCAGCGCGCAAGGCTTCGCAACCATCCTTACGGCTTTCAGCGTCACCATGACCACCGAAACACCCGACGATGGGCAGTCCGACGCGGAGCGCATCGGCACCATCACCGCAACCATCCAACTCGTGGAGAGCTAACCCATGGCACTCGTCCCAGGCTACGGCGGAACAGTCACCTTCAGCGGCCAGAGCTCCGTGGCCTGCCGCGCCGTCACCATCAACCAGGAGCGCGCCGCCCTGGACATCACCCAGATCGGCGATTACATCGAGAAGCGGGCAGCCGGACGCGCCAGGCAGACGGGCAGCATGACGCTGTACCGGCAGGACAGCACCATCGACAACACCCTCCGGGCGCACATCCTGCCGACCACGTTGGCAAACGCCGTCACCACGACCGCGACGCTCACGTTCACCTACACCGACTACACCTCGAGCGGCGGCAATGCCTACGGCTCATGGAACATCATCATCACCAGCGCGACCCTGACCGATGACGGCACCGGTGCGGGGCTCTGGGAACTCACCTTCGAGCGGGCGACCTGATGCCCGTCGATCCCGCCAAAGTCACCGCCGCGCCCCGCACCGTCGAGATCGACGGCATCGGGCCCGTCGTGGTTCGGCGCCCCGTCCTGGCCGACGTGCAGAACGCGGCCGCCAACCCCTACTGGTGGGCCAAGTGCTGCTCCATGCCCGATGGTTCGCCGCTGTTCGCGGCCGGCGCCGACATCGGGCAGCTCGACGCCGAGGTGGCGGCGGCGCTCATCACGGAGGTCAACCGCCCCCGCCCTACACCGGGGCAGAACGACGCGCCTGGCGCATCGGAAGCCCCGAGCAACGGCTGACCATGGAACTCGGACTCGCCAAAGACCTGACGAGCCAAGAGCGGTGCGAGCACCTGCTCGGGGTGATTGCCTGCGCCGTCACCGGCCGCCGGCCGGCCGAGGTCATGCCCTGGCTGATCGGAGACCTCCATGGCTGACAAGAGCCTGAAGGCAGTCATCTGGGCCGAGTTCGACCCCCGCGGCGTCACCAAGGGCGTCGCGGCGGCGAACACCGAGCTCCAGAAGCTCAACAAGAGCGCGGGCAGGGCGGCGACGGCGGCGACGGTCTCGGCCGCCCTGAACGTCGCCCAGATGGGCCTCGACGCCCTGCGCACGGTCGTGGGCGCCATCGACCGTCGCTTCACGCAGCTCAACGAGATCACCCAGCGCTACAGCGCGGCCGCCGGCGGCGCAGCTGCACAGGGCAGGGTGACCGAGATCATGGCGAACATGCGGATCGCCAAGGCGCTCGAGGCCGGCTCAATCGAGGCGACGCAGGCCAAGGAGGCCGCGAAACTCGGCGAGGCATCGCGCCTCGAGCGCAACTCGCAGCAGATGGTGCAGGGCATGGGCGCCATGGCTCGGTTTCAGGCGAACTTCGGCAGCATCGTGGACATCCTCACCGAAGGCGCCGGAATGGGCTTGGCCGGGCTTGAACAGGTCACCCAGGGGAACTTGCGCCAGGGCATGCAGACGCTGGCGGCGGCCGGCACGGCGACCGCCAACGAACTCACGACGGCGAGCAACTTCGCCTACGCGCCGACCGCGCCCGGGCGCGGCATGCAGACGCAGGAGCAGATGCAGACCGAGTACTTACGGCAGATCGCCAAGGCGGTGGGTGGACAATGACCGCAACCGTGACCGTCATCGAGCTTGCCGACTCCCGCACCTGGACGTGGAACCAGCCCGGGAACGAGTCATCGGTCGTATGCACCTACCTCGCGTCCTGGCTGCCCAACGACCCGGCCGACGTGTACCCCGGCGACCAGATCATCCTCGGCGACACCAACATGCCGAAGCCGTCCCGGCGCCCGCCGACGGCCGTGCATGCGAACGACACCAGCCTCAAGGAACTCGTCTGCCGCAGCGTGAACATGGTGCCAGCGCGGGAGCGGCCGTACACGTGGCGCGTCCAGGCGACCTACTCGAACCCCGAGATGGTGGACGCCGACATGGGCGTCTTTGCCCGGCAGACCCGCACGTCGGGGTCGCGCCTGATGGAGACCTACCGCACGTGGACAACCCTGCCGACAGACGGCAGCCCGTCCTACCCGCCCAGCGACATCGGCGGCACGAAGCTCGACTGGAACGGCAACCCGCGCCAGCGCGAGGTGGCGCAGCAGACGATCCAGCTCGAGTACTTCTGGGATCGCACGACCTCGGGAAGCACCACGGCGACCGAGCCTGCATTCTCCACGTTCATCACCAACCAGGGCAAGCGCAACACCGACGTGCTCTTCGGCTGCCCGAAGGGAAGCCTGCTCTACCGCGGCTGCCAGGCAACGCTTGAGAACGAGGTCTGGCGCCTGGTGCACGTGTGGGTGTTCGACAACCTGTACCACTTGGTGCAGCTGCCTGTCCCCAACGCGACGGGGGCGCCGATCCTCACCGCCGGCATCACCATTGCAGGGCAACAGATCCTCCAGGTGACGTCCGTCGGCTGGTACCAGATGTACACCGACTTCGTGGACTTCAGCACCGTGCTCCCGGCAGACATCTACGGCGAGCTCACGAAGGCGAGGCCGCAGAAGGTATGACGTACACCCGGCCCATCTTCTCGCGTGGCTTGTTCGGCAAGGCCAACCGGCTGGTGTGCAACGGCTGGACGGAGGCCGCCGCGGCCGTCGGCGACAACCGGCAGGGGCTCGATTGGGCGCAGCGGCAGCTCGTCCGCGGCACGGTCATCGCGCAGGCGCTCTGCACGGTCAACAGCGCGACCGCCTGGAGCGGCGGCACGAACCGATGGCTGTACTCGGTGCAGCTCTGGGTGCCCGACCCCTACGTGGCCGGCGGCATCGCGCAGCCTGCCGACAGCCGCTTTACCTACACCGACTGCGTGAACATCCGCGAGTGGCACAACGTGGCCGGCCTCGCCGACTGCAACGACCTGACCACCCCGTCCGCGTCCATCGGGCCCGTCGGGAGCCAGTACACGGCAGGCGCCTGGCCGACCACCAACCTCAGCGCAAAGGTGCACGTGTGGGTGGTCTACGACCGCAAGGGGCTGGTCTTCCCGTACTTCGACCGCCCGAATCCGCTCCGCTGCGAGGAGGCTGAGTAATGCTGGACTTCGCCACGACACCATCCGCACCCGTTGTGCTGCGACCCGGATCGCAGTTCGACCTCTCGGTGCACGTGCACCAGGACGGCTCGAACTTCCATTGGAATAGTGCCACCGGCGGCCCGTACACGCCGAAGGCCAGCATCCGCGTCGGCGGCACCGTCCTGGCGACGGCCACCGGCACGGTGGTAAGCGCCGGCGGCGGCACGGCCAGCTTCACGTGGACGAGCACCACCACCGCGACGCTCCCGGCCCGCGCCTTCGGCGAGGTGCAGCTCTGGGCCGACCAGAACTCGGGCAGCGAGAACCTACAGATCGGCAACATTACCTTTCAGACAGGGGAGGCCATCCCATGATGGGCTCAATGCTCAGGCGCGGCGCGATCAGCGGCAACAATCTTGGCCCAAAGCTCTATGGCGACACTCGCGCCAACGAGTTGATGCGCAACCTTTCCACAGGCGCCGAGTCGCTCGACATCATCATTGTCGGCGACAGCAACACCGGAAGCGCGGTGTCTGGCTTTTGGGGATATCACAACGGTTTCAGCGAGGCGCTGAATGCGCGGTCGTACCAAATGTACGGAACCTCCTACGCGCACACGATGACAGATTGGCTGGTGGATACCAACACCGGCGGCTGGCGCGGCGGCTATGCGTACGTCAAGCAGCCAAACGGAAGCCTCAAAAACGGCAACATTGACGGCGGCGCAACGGCTTACGCAGCCTGGAGCCCTGGCATCCGCGCGACGGTAACGATCTCAAACGCATCGCCGGGAGTCATCACCTACACGGCGCACGGCCTGACTGCCGGGGCGCCCGTGTTCCTCGCAACGACGGGCTCACTACCGACGGGACTGACGGTCGGGTTTACGTATTACGTCAAGACGGTGCTTACCGCAGACACGTTCACCGTCGCATCGACGCCGACCGGCTCTGCAATCAACACCAGCAGCGCAGGCAGCGGAACGCACACGATCAACACGTGCCCATGGATTCGGTACGGAAGCGCATCCGCGACGCCGCCGGCAAAGGACGGCTGGGCGCACCTTGACGCCGGCAGCGCCGAATACTGGACTTGGTATCCGCAGCTGTATATCGGCACCAACCATCCGTTGTTTGGAAACAGCCTGACGCTGTATCACCGCATCCGCTACGGCACCTTCAGCAGCGGAAGCGGTTACTTCCGCGCCGCTGTCCGCAACTTTGGCGGATCGACCATTGCGACGCACAGCAAGGTAGACACCAACAACGGCAACGCAAACAGCTTTGCCATGACCGAGTACTCTTTCACGTCCGGCGGTGCGAATCAGCTCGAGGCGTCCTGGTGCGCTGGCGGCAGCACGGCAGGGAGCAGAGGTGCCGTCGGGCCGGTTGCGATCCACGGGCACAGCCTGTACGCACAGCGCAAGGGCTGGGCCGTCCACAGCCATGGATACCTTGCCGGTTACGACAGCTCGACCATCCAGCAGGTAATCACCGGAATCAAGCAGGCCGCACTAAAGCCGCATCTTCAAGAAATTTACGAGCGGCAGGTTGCGGCAGGTGGGAAGGGCCATGTCTTGATCGTTGCACATAGCGGAATCAACGGAGCGGACACCTCCGCAACCTGGGCCGCAGCTCATCAAGCCATTTGGGACGAATACAAGACGGCGTGGACGGCGCTGGGATACGACATCGACAAGCTTGCAATGCTGTCGTTTGTCGGTGTTCAGCGCAACTCGGGCGATACCAGCAACGGCGGTGCCAACCTTGCGACCATTCGCGCCAGGGCGCGCGAATGGGCTTTTGACAATGCCGGCGTGACCGTTGCGGACATGCCGTCCGTCATCACCTATGCGGAGCTGATTGGGCCGCCGTACCTGTATCAAAGCGGATCTACTGGCGACGTTCACCTGTCGGGCGGAACAGGAAGCACGACGGACGGCTACCGCGAGGTCGCCGACCGCCTGATCGGGGCGCTGATCGCATGAAGCGCGCCGCCGCCGCCATCTTCCTCGCCGGGTGCACGTCGGCGACCGCGACTATCGCGCATGAGGCGAACGACGTGCGCGCCGCATCCATGCGCGCCAGGGCGCTGCTCGAGCAGGCCGACGCCGAGCTGGTCGAGATCGAGGAGAGCGCCGCCCAGGTGCACTCGTCCGTCGCCGACGTGGCGGACAAGGAATCGCCCATCTGGGGCGCTGCGAAGTTCATATCGGTAGCCGTGGTCGCGGGCTGTGCTGCGGCCGTCGTGTACAGACTGAAGAAATGAGCCTGACATGACCCAAGAGCAGATCCTGATCGTCGTGATGATCGTGAACGTCGTGGCCGCGTTCGGGGCTGGTTGCAGCCTCGGCGCGACCTTCCGCACCAAGCACCCAAAGAAGGCCT